AAAATCTATCCATATATCATCTTGTTTAGGTATTTTAAACTTAATAATTTTTAATATTGTTTCAGGTACAGAATTTTTTAAAGGTAACTTTCTTATAGTACCATCTACATCTACTGGTACAAGAACATCACCTACACCTAATACTTTTCTTTTTATACTTTGTAAATTTTTTGCGTCTTTAGTTTCTGTTAAGATAACAGGATACTTTGAGATCATTTTTAAAAACATTTCATCACCACCTAGTCTATCTTTATGTACAAAAACTACATTTAAGAAAACTAAAGCGGCACCATTTTGATATGCTTTAATAACAGCACGACCTAATTGATCTCTTTTCCACGGCCATTGACCATATAAGTTTAATGAATTATCTGATATATCTATTAAGACTAGACTTTTTGATTTATAATTATTACCAAACTTTTGATATAAGTCAAATGTTTTTAATTGTAGGGTCTGTAAAGGTATTGGATTATATACTTTTAACGCCAATAATATAATCACACTTACCACTACTGCCCACGTGGAAGTAAACTTGTTCATAAGACTATTTAGTCTGTCTGTATTATAGTGATATTGTTTTGACTTTCACTACTACCTACATCAAGGTGTTGTGCCTCTTTGTCTTGTAGTATTTGTATGTCTGCTTCGTTTGCTGTTTCAGTTTTAACATATGATCTATGATTATCATTATATCTATTAATTATAGTGTAATCACCTGAAGTTGAGGCAGTTGCGTCAAATTCATTATTTAATGTAGAGTATCTACCAGTTCTAGTTTCTGAAGATGAACCTGTAAGTTCGTTTGATGTTGTAATAGTTTGTGTTATATCACCTGTATGGTAATTTAATTCTTCACCACTAGCAGTTATTTCTGTTTCTACTTCGGTATTATCAACCCACTCGGTTCCACAAGATGAGTTTGCCTTATCCCAATAGTATCCGTACCATTCACAATCCCATTGATTGTCTATATCTGCTAACCATTGTTCCGTTTCTGCGTCTAAATCGTATTCATCCTCGTAAGCATATTCATCTTCCCAACTATCTTCCGCTTGTTCATCTTCCCAACCTGCATACCACCAATCATTCATTTTTTGCCAGTAAATATCCCAATCGTCCCAAGTCCAATCTGCAATATATTTGTCTTTTAAATCTTTTATCTTCCAAGGTTTAGGTTGATCGGCACACATCTCCCAATTAGGATAAGTTCCACACCACCCATATAATTTACCAAATATCTCTTTAGACTTTTTAGTCCAAGAGGTTTCAATAACCTTTAAAGTCCAGTCATCTTTATACCATTCGTTTAAGTAGTCAAGGTATTCTTGGTTACACCAAGATGAATCATAACCATTATAATCACAATAATTTGCTTGTGTTAATTTAGGTGGACCACCGTTGTTTAAGTATTCTGCATTTGAATAGTAAGAGTCATCCATTGCAAAGTCTTCCCAAGTATAACCTTGTACACCTGCTTCTGTTTCATCTTTTGTTTCTTCAACTACGTCAACTGATTCTGTTTCTACATTCCAAGATGATAGACCATACTTCTCTAAAGTTTCATTATATGCCTTATCATAAGCATCCCAATCAACATCATCCCAATTTACTTCATCCCAATTAATAGTATCCCAAGTACAATCTGAACAACCAATGGCGTCAAAGTATGCTTGATCCATTTCTGCGTACATTTGTTTTGCGTCATCCCAATCCATTTTCTTTTCACCATCAGCATCCCATACTGATATTTCATTATTTTCATCTATGATATCCCACTCTTTTAAATCTTCTTCCCATTGATCGTAATAAGATGTATCTACTTCACTTTCTACAGCAGCAGTATCCATTGCCTTTTCTTCTTTTGATTGAGTTTCAATCATTGAATCTGTTTCACTAACTGACATATCTGTTTGAACAATAGCATTTGTATCTTCTACAATACTAACATCTTCATTAATTAATGCCTCTTCCATATCTTGTGCTTTAGATTCTTCTTTAGACATTGAAGATTTCTTATCTGTATCACCAAAAGATTTAGATGTATCTTCTTTTATTTCATCTTCAAATTGTTCTAGTTCTATAATATCTTTTTTATTTGTTTCAATTTTAGGAGGTGTAGGTGTTAAATTGTTTGATGTAACCTTAACTGAATTGTAAACATTTGTAATAGTTTGAGAACCTGCGTCTGTTGATACCGTAACTTGACCTACATCACCATCACTATCTGGTAATAAAGTAATAGTTGCTACACCTGAAGTTTCTACCTTTGCTGAGAAAGCAGTACCTTGTACCGTTACCGTGGCAAATCCAGCATTAATATTTACCTCGCCACCTAAATTAGATACTGAACCTGATTCATATGTAAATGATCCTACATTTACTGATACATTCATTGCTAATTCTATTGGAACAACTGAAGTATCAAAAGCAAATTCATCAATTGTTTTTTCTGTATTAGGTCCCATTGTAAACTTTGTACCATCTACATAACTTATTATCATACCACCATCTTCACCTGTTTGTAAAAAGTCTTTCATCTGCAATTCATAACCCATTATAACTTTTTCAGTTCCGCCATCCCTTTCGTTGAAAGTAGAACCCATTTGACCTACAATTTCGCCAACTTTAGGACTTGTGATTTGAGAAAAAACACTAGTACAGAAAAGTACCAGAAATGATACTATGAAATAAAGATTTCTCATCTTAACAACCTGAATTAGTTAACTGAACGGTTGTGTCTGAAGTTTGATCGTTTCTATTAAATGAATATGTGCAAGTGTCAGAACCATCTTGGTCAACTAATAATGTATAATCATAAATTGAATCACCATTGACCGTTAGATTTGCTGTATTAGAGCCACCTGTTTGTTTCAATTCTACAATTGAACCACTTGTGTAAAGATAAATTTGTGCGTTATTACTTCCACCACTTCCATAATATCTTATAGTGTTATTGTTACCACTTGTAACCGTTTTCATATAATTATTATCGCCGTACTGAACCATTCTTACGTGAGAACCTATAGCGTCTGGATGTACATCTAAAATATTTGAATCACCTATAACATCGTGGACTTGATAATTGTCATTACCCCAACTTGCCATATGTACTTGATTTGAAGAACCAATAATATAAATGTCTATTGTAGCACCTTCATCACCAGTTGTATCTGCAAATTGTCCGTGTGATTCTACATTAGGACCAATCATTACATTTGCCTTACTAGCACCAACCATACCACTTGAAACCGTTGCACCATAAAACTCTACATCATTTGAATTTCCTGACATAAGAACATATAAGAAGTGTGAGTCACCTCTAACATATGCCCAAAAATCATTTGAGTCTCCTCTTATATCTAAATCAACGTGTGTATCTTGTATGTCATCACTTGTATGACCACTTATATCTACTATGTTTGATGAACCTGTAACATCTATATCGTAATAATGTCCATCAGCGTCTGTATCGCCTAAATCTAATCTTAATTTATTTGAATCACCTGTTGCAATATAATCAAAGGTCATATTAGCACCTTTAAATTTCATATCGCCAGTATCATCTGTTTCGTTTGAATTACCTAATTGTTTAATAGTGATTGTTAAATTAGGACCATCTATTACAAATGGTGCTGAAGTAGATATACCAAATTTATTATTAGTACCGTCTTGTTTTATATAGACAGAACCTAATTTGTTTTGATTATCTTGTTGGATATAAACGGAGTTACCTGCGAAACTATTATTTAGTGTCGCCAGAAGAATCACTATCGCTATCATTATCTGTTTCATCAGCATTCTCCTCCTGTTTTAATTCTTTTTTTAATTTTTCTTCTTCTTGTATTTGTTTCTTACGTTCTTCTTTTGCCTTCTCTTTTTCAGCAAGATAATCTTCGTAAGTTTTCTCTACTTTTTCTTCACCAATGTCAACTGAAATATCTGTTTCAGTATCAACATAATCTATAATCTCTGGTACAACTACCTCTTTAACAGGTTCAAATTCCCATAGTCCTTTTTGTACACCTGCATTAATAACATCTACTACACCTTTTTCAATTGCTTTTCTAACTGCAAGAGTAACTGGTTCGTTTCTAGCAAAACCAGCCTCAACTTCAACTAGCATTGTATCAGTATCAAAGTATTTAAATATATCTGATCCTGTTGATGTAGAAAATATAGTCTTCTCAACCGTTGTAGATATTACTACTTCACCTGTTTGTACATTTACTAATCTTAATATGATAGTAACTATATCTTGTCTGTATTGTTTGTTTGCCTGAATACCTAATACTCTAGCACCAAAACCACCAGATTTAATATCTGAATCATAACCAACAATACCACCTGTGATATATGCACCTGCGAATAATAGTGGTGGTAAAGGTTCTGCACCCTCACCATTAACTTGTTGTCTTGTTGATCTAATAAGTTTTCTTTCTTGTAATAAACTAGGTAAACTTGATCTCTCAACAACTCTAAACCATTCGCCATTGCCTGCGTCTTGTAAAGATTTAATTAATATTTGATACGATCCTTGAGTTACTGCCGTACTCATAGACGCAAAAGAACCACCTGGTTTCTTTTGTCCTGTCATATCTAAAAAATCATAGACAGCAATTATAATAGGTTCACCTTTAGGTGATTCTATATTTGATAAATCTTTATAAGCAACCGTTTGAGTTCTTACATCAAACTTTGCTTTTCCAGCACAACCTACTAACAATAAAGAAAGTAGGAATATTCCGATATACTTTATCATTATGAGTTGTCCTCTTTAGGCATTGTAAATGTTGTTACGGTTCCGTCTGATTCTGTAACGGTTACAACAACATTACCTGTGCCTGATGGTGTTGACCATACAACGGTTTCACCACCAGTAGGTGATGTAAATGTACCTGAGTCTTGTTGTAGACCATCAGTACCAAATACGTTGTCTGTAATTTGTTTTGCGAGAGCGGTATAAAATCTTGCCTCAACATTTGCTTTGAATTTAGCAACTGCTGTATTCTTTGCTTCGTTTTCTGCTTTTTCTTTGTCTGCTTTTTCTTGTGCTTTGATAGCGTCTTTTCTAGTCTTCTCTATATTCTCAATTGTGAGATAGTGTGATGATTTACCATTACCAGAAAATGATGGTGACCCAAACTCAAAAGTAAGTTCACTTGAATTTGCTGATTGAAATGATAATAATACTAAAATACTCGCTAATGCTAGTGATAATTTTCCCATAAACCTCTCTCTTTACAGGTATATTTATAAGAATTATTTACTGAATTTGTCTGTAAGTTTATTAATTAGTTCAAAAGCGACTTTAACTTTTTCTTCTAATACTTTGATTCGGTAGTGTGCCTGCGCTAAGGTGACTATTAGTAAAATAAATGCCACAAAAATTGGCCATAATCTACTCAACATTAATACTGCGTCAGAAGCTTCCATAATTTTATTCGTAAACTTTTTTTCTTTCGTATGCCTGCTCGTGTCTACCTGTGATCTCTAATATTTCCCACTCACCATTTTCTAATACTCTTACTTTAGCATTTACTTTATCACAAGTCATATTAAATACACCTTCTTTATCAGGATTTTCTTTGTATTCTCTTTCTGCCTCTCTTTTATTTTTAAGGCAGTCCATTAAGTTTTCACTTGCCACGTGGTCAACTAATTTTCTTTGTCCGTCTTCTCCTAGTTCAAAGATACATACTGCAAATACAACACCATCTTCAGGAGTTGACTCTGAAGTTTTGTGTTCTTCTTTCATAAAAGTTTTATGTGTATGTTTCTTTTCAATAGGACATACTTGGTGACCATCATCACCACAACCTGTGCAATCTGCTAATAATTTAGTAGCAAAGAAAGATAAAAATGCTAATGTTATGAAATATATAAAAACTATTTTAAATTGTTTTGTCATTAGTTTAATATTTTAAGTAACCTTATTCCGTATTTTGCTTGTTTGTCTTCTTGTAATAATGCTTTTACTGATCTACAAGCAAATATAACTCTTTCGCCGCCTACTTCTCTACTTGCTACCCTTTTAGATTTTAAGCATTGACTTAAATTTTCTTTGTAAACCCATTCAATTAATTTTCCGTTAAGTGTTAGTGTTAAAGCAATAACACCATCTTTCTCATACTTTTCTCCACCAGTATATAATTTAGCTGCAAATACGCTAGTTGTAAACAATAATAAAAATAATATACTAGTTAATTTTTTCATTGTGTTTTACTCCCATTTTGATAGATAATACTTCTATTACTATCCTTTAATTTCTCAACATCTTCTCTAAGGATTTTTACATCCTCTTGTAATCTTTTGATGTTGACCCCATTGTTCATCATATTTTCCATTTGTTTTTGTATGGCTTCCACTTGGCCTGCAATGTGCTCAATCAACATAAATTGCTCCGAGTCAGCAGGTAGTGATCCCATTTCTCCACGAGGCCACTTAATTCTAAATTCTGTATTCTTTTCTAAATCAGCACCTATTGTTTCTATTGCCTGATTTAAGTCTTTTTCAGCAAGTGTAGATTTTGTTTCAAGCATTGTGATACGCTCTAACACACCGAAGTATGCCCAAACGCCAACTGCAACAGCAGCAACTATGGAAATTAAATTCCTCATAGGCATACTGATAGCCGTGCTGTCCGATATATCTAATCTGTTATTCGCCATCTTTTTCATCCTTTACTTCAGGTTCGTAATACTCCTTATATTTATCAAGCAAATCGTTGGTGATTTTTAATTGATTACGAATCCTTGCAAAATTTTTGGCAATTAATTGAAAGTCTTTGTCTGTTAGACCAAATAGCACAGGATCAATACCCTCTTCCTCTAGTCTTTTAAACACTTCCTCAGCGTTCTCACTAGTGATAATGATCCATCTCAATTGTTCTAATTGTAATGGTGTGGGTTTGTCTATATTGAGTTTTTCTCTCTCAACTTTTTTCTTAAATATCGTTAACTCTTTTACACCCGAACAACTAGTAAGGGACGTAATTAGGATTAGCGATACTAGGACACTCCCTATTAATTTCAGACTTCTTTGTAGCATTTATTTCCTCTTCAGTAAGTTCAGCACCACTAGCAATTTCTATACATCTAGCAGCCGCTACTGAACCTTTGTTAATTATTCTTTCAATGGCACCTGTTTTTTCTAAAGCAAGTTTACCAAAATCTCTATTGTTTTTATTAAACCTTTTATCAAGGTCTTCTAAATCTTTTTTAAGATTACCTACTAACTCATTCATCTTTTGATTAGCAGCCATAATCTCTTTAAAATCTTCTTTTTGTTGTGTGATTAGTTCTTGTTGATCTGAAATTGCTTCTTCCATTTTCACAGCGTTTGCTTTTAAAATAGCATTATCTGATCTCAACTTCATCACATAAACGCCAGCGCCTACTACGGCGCTAGCGAGTATTCCAATTAAAAATAATCTAATTCCTAACATAATTTACTTCTTCCAAAATACGGCTTTGTCTTTGATCCAGTCCCATTTTTCGTTTGCAACCCAACCAATAACTATACCGATAATTATTCCGATTGTAAAAAACATTTTTATACTCCTTTTATTTTGGCATTTCTTTTTCTATGCCCATTCCACGCAACAAAGCCACCTATTCTTAATGACCAATATGCGAGATAGTTCATAAGATAGAAACCATTTACATTGATATTAATATCTCTAAAGATTTCGTCTGCTCTTTTTTGAGATATAACACCAAGGGTATCTTTCTTATTCTTCATTAATAATGTTTGATACTTATACGCATAATCGTGTACAAGACCACCCATTAATAACACTCCTACAGGTGAAAAAAACGGATGCAAAAATTTAGGTATGCTTGCACCGTCAAATTTAAACCCAGCAGGTATGACAAATTTTTTGTCGTTTAATTCGTAATGGTAATCTTCAGCAAGTTCCCAATGTCTGACACCGAGTAACCACAAAAGTATACCTTTCCAGAAACCCTTACCTTTTGTTTTGATAGGTATAGGTATTAATACTGGCATTTTACTTGATTTGAATGTGTAGCATCTAGGTTTCTTTTTATCAAGTAAATTGATAAGTGATCCTAGGATTACAACTATAATTAATATAGTCCACATCCAAAACTTCATCGCTAAACTTATTAATAGTTCCATATATTTCTTCCTCTACTATTTATAGAACAAGTGTTCCCCTACATTGAGGAAAGTACCACCTGTTCTTAATGCTTGTTTTACTTGCGTTTCGTCTAATTTAAAACCTAATGATTTCATTTTTTCAACAGCATTGTTGTGTTCCGTTAGGTTTGTATTCAATTCTATTATTACCGTTTTTGATTTTTGAATTGAATCTACAGCACCGTCTATAACTCTATGTTCTAAACCATCAACATCCATCTTAATGTGATCTGGCACTATATTCATTTGCTTACAAAAAGTATCTAATTTAATTATATTAATACCTTGTTTAAAAGCAACATTCATTTTACTTAAATCAAAATTTTTTTCTTCGTCAACCGTATGACAAGAACCACCTGGTCCTACATCTCTATTTTGTGCAATATTTAAAACAGAAAAACCATCATAGTCTAAATTACCAGCACAATAAGCAGTTACTTTATGTTGTACATTATTTAATCTTATATTTTGACATAGTAAATTATAATTACTTGCCTCAGGTTCAAACGCATATACATTTGCTTTTCTACTTACAGCACTCATAAGAGAATACATACCTACATTTGCCCCTATATCAATTACAATATCACCTGGTTTCATATTATCCATCCAAGTTATTGTAATCGGTTCTTTTCTAAAAATTTTCTTAACTCTACCTGCTGTCTTTCTAGTAGGCGTATAAAATTTTACTGCTTCACCGTGATAGTTTACGATACCTGTTTCATCAAATTTCATCATCTGTACTATTCATCTTATCTATTTGCCATTGTCTAAATTGTTCGGCAGTTATTTCTTCACAACCCATTTGAAAACTTTGATATTCAAAACCTAAATGTTTAAATTGTTTCAAAGTATCTTCCATTATAGGTGCTTGTGCTAACTCACATTCTTCACGTGTGTTATAAACTTTTAAATCAGTTCTATAATGCGTAGTACAATCTACAGCATTTAATGAATTTACTATACATAATAATCCAAATATTCTAAACATTATTTCTTCCAATACTTATCTGATCGCAAATTATAAACTAATGTCAATCTATTATTTTTGCCATCTGCTTTATAACTATGCCAGGTATGATCGTTTCTACTAAAAACAAAAGCACGATTTGGAATCCATTCTATTTGTTTTGGATTCTGACCTGACTTGTCCTCATACAAGGTCGTGCCTTCATTCACTTCAGGTGCAATATAAATTACTACACTTAATAATTTATCTCTACTATCACTATGTATAGGAAAGATATGATTTTTGCCATTGTTTACAACATTTAATTCTGTGTACCAATAATATTGTAATTTTTCTGGTGCGAGTTCTTTTAACCAGTTTATCATCTGGTCGTGGTAAGTATTATGTATTTCTCTAATATCTTCTTCACTTAAAGGAGAGTTACCTTCTTTACGTTGATGTTGTCTTAACATCTTTTCGGTAACTTTTTTAGGTAGTCTATTCTTAGCACCATATCCTCTAATATCTTCAGCAGTATAAGATGAAACACCTGTTGAAGATTGAAAACCTATTTCTATTTTTCCGTCATTGTATATCTTATGTTTATAGATATCCCAATCGTTAGGTTTTGTATCAAACTCAATATCTTTAATACTATCAAAATGTTTTTTACTCAAAAAATTATCACGCACTACATAACGAGGCCACATAAATTATCTCATTTCTTTTTCTTATCTTGTACTTTTGCGTTTACCATAGATATAGTAGGATCCATTGTAGTAGGTTCTGCTGAAGTAGAAACTGAATCACCAGTTCCTGCAACTAAACCTACGGCACGTCTATCTCTTCCACCTTTACCTTTAGGTGCAATGTCCGTACCTTTTCTACTCAAAGATGACATAGGTTGTATTGCGTCTAAACCACTTACTCTAATAGTAGATACACCAAGATATTCTTTAAATCTTTTAACCATTATATTTGTCCTTAAATGTTTTATATTCTTCTTTATCTTCTATTTTAAATTCTGTTTTACCGTTTAATTTTTCATCTAATGCTTGTTCTATATTTTCTATCTTTTCAATAACACCTCGTAATACTACATTGTTATTGTCATCACTCTCTTTTATTTTTCTTTTAAGAGGTTTAGCATACATTAACGGATCTATTTCTTTTCTTTTATCTTTCTTAACACCTGGTTCGTGTTTAGGTGGTAATGCAACATTACCTCCATCACCAACAGCATTTGCTGGTGCGTCTTCATCAATCTTGTTGATGATTTCATCCATCATTTCTTTATAATGTTTGGGCATATTCAAACTCCGATACTAATTCTCCATCTCTTTCAAATACATCAACACCAAAACAAGTACAGAATAATTTATCATCTGTATTTACCTCTGGTATCTCTCTGCTTTCATTTAATATTTCTTCGTAGAGATTATTTTCTTTTAGATATGTTATAACAGCAGACTCTATTACTTCTTTATGCTGAAAATATCTTTTGTTTTCTTTTAATAATAAAGCGGCTGCAACTGCAAACGATCCTAACTTACCTCTAATACCTACTTTTGCAAGTATTCTTTTTAAGTTGAAAACAAACCTGTGTAAAATAGTATAAGAACGCTTTTCATTTGTTCCTTTTATAGTATTATATTTCTTTAATACTTTACCATTCTTATCAATTATACCATACTTAAAAGCAGGTTGTTTATCAAAAGGCGTTACTAGCATTTTAATAACTCTATATGCGATCAATAAATCTACTGGTCTATTTGCCATTACATTTCCTTTAACAATTTTAAAATGTTCTCGTCTATCTCAACATCTTTTAGTTCGTGTGGATACAAGTAATCTAAATGTTTTAAAACCGTTTTTAGTATTGACCAATATTGTTCGTCTATCTTGTATAATAATAATACACAAGCGGCCTCTACACCAAAAACATTTTGTAAAACTATGACGTGATTAACAATTAGTCTTACTTTTATTTCACCTGTTAACTTATATCTACGAAATAACCTTTTAAGATATTTGAATCTTTTAATATCATCATATAGTTCCTTCTCTTTTTCAAGTGTAGGATTATCATAATTTTGCTGTGCATACAGCATCCAATTATCTTTGGTTATCTCTTTGAACATTACTACACTAATTTAGCGTAGACCTTTGATGTTCCGTTTTTTAGAGTTTCATAAGATACTTCCATCTTTAATCCACCCTCTTTTCTATGAGATATACCATCATCATTTATATCGGCACCATCGGTATCTTTACCAAATCTTCCACCAAATTGTTTCAATTCAACGGTTGTTTTACCTGATTCACCTTGTATATTACAATCTCCACAAGTAAGACCTATTCGTTGTAGTTTTTCTCTTAATTCGTCAACTGCAAATTGCGGTTGTAAGTATTCCCTTTCGGCAATAGAACCAACAAATGCGTTAACTTTTTGAAGAACAGCCTCGTCCTGAATATTATGTGCTCCTATTGAAGAATCTTCTACTGAATTTGTAGTTTGTGATCCAACAGCGGCAGCAGTTTTTTCAGAACCTTTATGTTCTTTAACGTGTTGTTTAAAAGTTTTCATTTTTTCCTCTATTTGTATTTGTCTGATACTTTCTTTTTACCATCGCTACGAGGTATCAGTCCCTTAGCTTTTAAATGGGTGATGTCTCCGAACCCTGCCTTACCTGCCTTATGACGTTTCATTGCGTCAGCAGTATTAGGTGGACTTTCTCCTAAAACATCTTCTTCAAAGTCTTCAATATCTTTTTGTTCAACAAAAGATTTAAACTTTTTTACCATCTGTACTTTCTCCCTTACTTAACTTATAAAGTTTTTCAGTTTGTTGTAAAGCACCATAGATTGCGTTTAAGTTGTTTCTTTGAGTAGAAACTTCTTTTTCTAGGTTCTCTACATTCTTTTTTGTTTTATCAAAATCAGCTTGCAATACTGCTAATTCTTCTTGCAAGATTTTTTCATTCAATGCCATAATTTAATACTCCTTATTATTACGATACTACTTGACCGTTTCCACCGATCACATTCCACTTACTATTTTTAAACATTAACATAACACTTCTACCTGGTGCGTCTATATTTACTTTAGTACCAGAACCAGCATTAAAGTTTGCAGGTGTAACTGATACCGTGTTTGTTCCGCCAGTTGAATTGTTAATGATAATTTTTACTTGTCCGTTAGCACCATCTTCTAAAGTACAAGGACAACCAGCTGCTGTAGCATTAACAAGAGTTGTTGATCCTGTTACTGCAACTGCTAATGATGAAGAACCATCACCTGTTATAGTTTGTGCTGTGTCTTTAAGTCCTAACCAAGAAGGTATATTATTAAATACATCTTCCGCTGTTACTTTTTTGTTGATTGGTGTTCCCGAAGGATCGTCTATGATGTGGAATAAATCCACACTTGCTAATGCGTCACCTAGATCGGTCAACGCCGTTATTTTTTTATCTGCCATTTTTTTCTCCTGTTAACCCCTTATGGGGAATGCTACTCTAGGCATACACCTAGATCAATTTGTTCATATAGTATATATAAGGGCGCCGAAGCGCCCCCATAAATTAATTATTACGAGTTAGATGTTAAACATACTAGAGTAGTATAAGATACTCTACCTGCTCGTCCACCTGAACCAGTAGTTTTTAGAACCCAACCTGAATGAGCAACCTTTCCAGATTGCGTTTCAGAAGCGCTGTAGTTAAACAAACCATTAGTTGCCCCACTTATAAAAGTATTAGCACTAGTGTTTTGATATAACGAAGTTCTATTAGCACTTGAAGGTGCTACATTCAACATAGTCGCTGCCCATAAAGGTGCTCCTGCTGCTGAATCTGCTTTTGTCCAACTTGACATATTATTCTCTCCCTTGTTAAATTGTTAAGGTACTCAATTTGTTAGTATATGCTATATTTATAAGAAAAGATACTAGAAACCTAGTTTTTTAAGTTGTGCTAGTGTATTTGGTGTGGATGTGTGAAGTATACCAATACCACCTCTTTGTGTGAATTGGTCTGTGTTTTTTCTATAATCGTCTATTAAAATCGCAGGTTGACCTGCTACTTTTGCGTAATTTTGTTTCTGTACTCTTTTAACTAGATTGATTCTGCCAGGTGCTATACCTAATTTAGTTCTTGCCCAATGTGATTTACCTGGTATACAATTAGGATCAAAACTTTCTTCTACGTATGCTGATAATATATGAGGTTTATACTTTGAAATAAAAGACCATAGCGATCTGCCACCTGCCTGCCACGGCATTGTGTGCCAAAATTTTGGGGTGTCTTTGATAGGTTGCCACTTTTCAGTCTTACTAGAATACATCCATTTTGTTATGGGCATTCCTGTTGCCTTTTGAGCGGCAGTTTTAAAATCACAAAGAACACCATCCATATCACAATAGATACGTGGTTTCATAGTTCTAGTATTTGTAATCTACTTTAGGATTCATTTCAGGAGAAGTTGCAACTTGACCTGACATTGTTTTTTTCTTTTTATCTCTAGTATCTTCGCCTGCTTCTTGTTCTTTTTTACCTTTATCAGCAGATTGTGGATCGTTTGCCTCATTCTTTGGTACACAATTAGGGACTTGTTTGCCACCTTTCATTTTAGTACCAACTTGTTTATGAGAATCCCAACACGCCTCATCTATTTCTGCTCTCATTTGTGCAAAAGTTTTACCGTTGTTAGCAGTAATCTCATCAATAGATTTATTTTTCATAAGACTTATAGGACTTTTCTCACCACCAGCATCCTTTTGCTGTTTGTTTGCCTTAGCAGTTTGAGTAGTATGAGTTTCTTCTAGTTCTTTTCCTTTTGCAGGATCTTTTTCTGCAACTCTATATCCAAATCTGTATTTTGGTTTTCTACTTTTAGCAAAACTACCTTGTTTTGAAGATGTATTAGCACCTCCTCTTTCAGAAATAGTTTCTTCTTTTTTCATACCTTGTTTTTTTAATCTATCTACGTCTGGCATAGACATAGCGTTTTCGTCTTTACCTTTGTGCATTTTATCTACTTTATTAAAAAATGCTTTCTTTTCTGCACCTGACATATGACCTAAAGGTTTACCTTCTTTGTCTAACGCCTTTTTAAATTTATCTTGGTAGTCAGACTCTAAAACTTTATTTTGCATTTGTTTTGCTAAGTCTTCAATACTACCATCTTTTGTTTTTAAATACTTTGTCATTTTAATTTTTCCCTCTTACTTGTTTTGCTAAATCTTTATCTGCACCACCCCAGGTACCAGATGATTTAGTTACAAAAGAGTTTACTCTAGCAAATGCCCATTGTTGTTGAGTTGTGCCTGGTCTATGACCACCTCTCCACGCTGCCATACCTCTATCGTAAACTTTTTTTAATATGCCATATGGCATACCTGTTTTTTCTGCCTTATTTTTAAGACCTTTTATTTGTTCATACACTATTCTAGCACCTGCGTGTACATCTTCATTAGCAGTTTTTAATGCTCTTGCAATAGTAGATACTTTAGATAAACCTTTACCAATCTTTTCTATTTCTCTTACTGCACCACTATAATTACCATCACTCTTTACAGCAATTTTCATTGCCTTTGCAACTTTATCAGGACCGTATTGTATAGGGTCTGACTCTACCATTCTTTTTGGTCTTATTCTTTGTTCTTTAACAGGTGATGTATTTCTACCCATTTTATTAATTACAAATCCTCTTTTTCTTAAATTAGCCGCCTTGTTTTGTAAATCTGCTAAAGTCTTTGCGTCTTCAAAACCAGCGTGTTTGCCGTATCTATCGTCATAAGATAATCTAAAAGGTGCCTTACCTTCTTTCATAGATGGATCATAATGACTTACTCTAAAATGCGATGGTGGATCTAAACGATCATTTGTTTTTTCTACTTCTTCTATATCAACATCTTCTATACTTCCGCCACCACCTGGTCCGATTTTTCTTTTACTTCTTGCTTTATCTAATTCTTTATATGCTTTATCTTCAGCATCCTGTTCACTATTTGCGTTGATGACCATTTCAAAACCATCATTGCCACTAATACCTCTATATGTCATTTGACCTGATACTCTATATCTTGCTTCTTTTGCAAGAATCTTTTTAGCAATTTCGTGTCCTTTAGTTATAGTTTTTTTCTCTAAAGGTTTCTCATCATTCATAGATTTTTTTGCCTGTGCCATACCGATAGCGTAAGCGTCATCTTTTGCCATCTCTTTGACAACTTCAATAGATTTAGTATCTTTCATATCACCAGTTTTATACCACTTAACAAATTTGTCAGCAGCTGCTTTATCTTTATATTTACCGTGTATTAATTTACCACCATCTTTTTTAGTTATCTGTACAGCAAATGCTTCTTTAACATCTTCTTTTTTTTCTTTTTCTTTTTCTTTTTCTTGTTTATCTTTAATAAGTTTGTGTGCAATACCAACCGTTAAAGGAACCTCACCTGTTTCTTTATTAGGTTCAGGTTTAACTGCCTTGTTCTTTTCGTTTTCTAATTTTTGTTTAAGAATATTAATTTGACCTTGTGCAACAACTAATTGTTTTTCTAATGCGTCTTGGTCTTTTTCTTTATCTAATTTTATTTTTAAAGATTTGTTTTGTGTATCTTTTGGTTCTTCAGTATCTTCTTTTACAGGCATACCTTTTTGTACCATACGAGATAATGCAAGACCTGATAAGAAAGGTATTTTCTTTCTTCTTAAAGCGTCTAGTGATCTGTCAGGCACACCTTTAAATATTTTTCTTAATTTATTTGCCTGATCTATTGAAATAGTTTTACCTGCTAATGCTTGATATTGTCTTGCCAATACATCTAATTGACTATCTGTAAATTCTTTTATTTCTTCTTGTTCACCTAAAATTTTCTTAACCGTACCTAAAGGTAGTTTTAATGCCTTTGCAATTTCTTTAGCAGATTTACCTTCTTCGTCAGCAGTAAATATATCTTTCATTCTGCCTTCGTCAATTTGAATCATATAATCCATTAATGTTCTAATGTGTGTCATTGTTTCCCCTTATAGTGCCGAATAAATTTCGTCCCAATTTTTTACTTTTCTTTTTAAATCTGCCATCATCATTCTTTCAAGTCTTTGTCTAATAGTAATAGCGTCATTACCGATAACTCTAGCATATCTGTCGTGTATCATTTCTAGCGATGTATAAGCAGCCGCTAAGTTAGTATCTTTTAAAATTTCTTTTGCAATATATCTTCTTGCCTCAAAGTGATTATTACTTGCCGTCTTTGCTCTAATATATTGTAAATTTGTTTTAGACGCCATTGTTGCTTCTAACAAATTTTCTCTAACTTCTTTTAATGTTCTACTCATATTCTTTTATCTCTAGTTTTAGTTCACCATTACCCTTATGTAATCTGTGAAATTCATTTTTGTTTATATAATAATTTTGTCCAACTTCTAATTCAGTAGGCAACGCATTATCATATTGCAACTTCCATCCTGTACCATATACAACTTTGACTTTTCTATCTTTTCTATCTTTGTGCCAAAGTAGTTGTTCTTTTTTCACACTTTTTTTAAAGACTCTAGTGAAGATGTTTTTAACACCTGCATTATCAAAGTCTTCAAAAGGTTTATAATAATCTTCTAACATTACCAAAAGAAATTTCCACCTCCACTTAAACCTAAACTCTTTGCATATCTAGGCAAATTACACGCCCAATAAGCAGCACTTGTTTTATCTTTTTGTTGAGCACATTTGTGCCTAGCAGCAAAAGATTTTCTCGCCTCTTTGTCATTCAACTTGACTTTTAATCCAGTTGTATCACCCCAAGTAACTTTTTTAATCTTATCACCATCTTTTACAAAGACATAAAACTTTTTAGGTCCACCTTTTTTAGGTTTGTTTAGAGGAGGATTCTTTTCGTCTTCTTCTTGTATAGGACAATCTAGTGGTACTTTTTGATCTTCGTAATCACCAAACTCTCCAATATCAGTTTCTAATAAAGTTTTATCCCAACTAGTTAATTCAGTTAGTAAACCTTCATTATACAACTCTCGTGCCTCTCTAAACAACTTATAAAATTCTTCACTATGAACCCTATAAATGTTTTCAGCAAACGGTATATTATTCTCTATATGATAATGTACCGATTGAGAAATCTTGTCTTTATAATCACTAAAACTTAACATTATATATTCCTTATCATTTTAGATACAACTTCAGATAACTTTTTCTGCCATTCTTCTTTGTATCTTTCCTTATATTTATCTATTGTTTCACTTGTAGTTGCCCAATCATTTATATCTTTTACAGAAATATCATCACTTATTGGTCTATTTACTACTTGTTCACCAGACGTGCCATCTACTGCAGGTTTGTATGATCCACCTTGATAATTAGGGTCATATCCGTCTTGTCCTGGAGTAACTGATATAGTGTGTTTAGCATAGTCGTGTCCTATATCATATGATTCTTTCTTTGTTTCACCATACATTTGTTTAAATTTCTTTGTATGTACACTTGGTTTTGTCTTTGCGTCTTTATCTCCAGGTGCAGGATCATTGTCATTTTTAGTAGTATCTGTCTTTTTAAAATGATCTGCTCTTTTTGATTTTGTGTCTTTTGACATATCTTTGTAATACTTTTTAGGTTGTGTTCCGTCTTTTTTCTTAACGTCTTTATCTTGTGGCAACCTATCCATATCTTCTTTAGTAGAAACTGCTGTAAAGCCGTAATCTACATCTAAATTGTGTTCTCTCACTTGTGCCTCTCTATCTGCTGGATTTGGTAAACAATCCCATATCCACGCTTTGTGTAAATTGTTGTTGTTATCTTCTAGTACAATATAATTTGTACCTTTTCTAATCACTTTACCATCAATATCTTCTTTGATATATTTAATTTTGTCTCCTATATTAAAGATCATTTCTCTAATATATAAATCTCTTATTTGATTTTGTTCAAATTCTTGTAAAGTTTTTATCGGTCTAAAGTTAGTATCGTATTCCATACTTGCTACTAATCTCATTCCTTTTCTTACATCTTTAAATAAATCATCTGCATTTCTATATCCTGTAGGTACACCTTTCTTAAATGTGTTATAATCATCTTTAGTAGCAGCGTCCCTCATCTTACTTGCTGACATACCTGATACACCTTCTGAATCTGGATCTCTTTCACCTGCTGATAATACATTAATATTAGCAAAGTTATAATATCCGTGCCTACTTCTTACATCATTATACTTGTTAAGTATTGTTTCAAATTCTCTAACTCTATCACTACCTACGACCATAAAGATTTCAGTAAATCCTTGTCTATGTAATTTACTTGCTATATCTAAAATCATATTAGTGTTATTGATTTCAATGTTTCTACTATATCTAGGAAACATCATTTTCATATGAGTTAGTTTTGTTCTAGGCGATAATGGATTCTTTTTAGGATCATTACTTCTACTTAAATATATTTTAAAAGTATCTGCTCTAACACTTGCAACTTTCTTAATTAGTTTTTCGTGTCCAGATGTTGGTGGATTAAATCTACCAAATGTAAATGCAATTGACTTTCTTCTTGCCTCGTTTATATCTAAATCGTCAATCTCTTTATCAGTTACTACACCATCATCTAATATCTTCTTACAATATTTGTAGAAAGTTATGTAATGGTATTTCTCTAACATCTTATAGATTACTGCTTTAGGTAATCTATTTTTTATACCGTATTGTCTTATTTCTTCAGGCGACATATCACTATCAAACGCTTTTCTTCTTTCAGCGTCAACCATATCACCTATTTTTATAATGTCTTCTATACTATCTTCTATTTCTTCTAACTTGTCTTTTACTTTATCTTGTAAATTCAAAACATCATTTGTTTTTAGTCCTTTTAATTCTTTGTAATCTATTATATCTCTTTTTAATTCGCCTTTGATTACATCTATCTCTTGTACTTTCTTCTCAAAATCTTTTACATATAACGCAGGATCAAATTCAAAATCCTCAGGTCGTTTAATAAATTTATTTTTACCTATATCAAATACTGCGTCTGCCTTTTTATTCTGATCGTCATAAGTTTCTTTGTCTGTAATAAAATAATAATTAATAGGGTGTCTTGTACCAGGTATTAATTTACCTTGTATGTTATCAGGATTTTTAGCAGATAAAAACTTTTGCGATAATCTTAATCTTTCTTCTTCTTGTTTCTCTTTAGGTACATCAAACAAAACATTTATATCTAAATCAGCGTCATCTCTATATCTTTTAGTTAAGATAGAACCTATTAAAGAATAATCTAATATAGGATATTCTTTTTTAAATTCTGTAAATTGTTTCATTATCTGACCGATAATTTCAGGTTTAATTTTTGGATCCTTATCTTCAGGATTAGAGAACACACCTGTAGCATAAGTCTGTCTAGGTATATCTATGACTGCCTCATCTTGTTGCTTATCTTTTAAATATTTAAATAAGTAATCTTTAAATCCTATGCTCATATTCTTTTCTTTGCCTCTAATTCTCTTTTAATCCAAGACATTGCAATTCCATTTTCTGGTTTAGTTCTTAATCTACTTCTAATAAACCTTGAAGCAGTATTTAAAGTTTGTGTAACTAATTCTTTATCATCTCTATTGTTATCTACTATTAACATTTTACTATGTCCAAATACTTTTTGAAACGCACCCATATTTGCTTGAACACCTTTCCAACTTTTTTGTACTATGTATTCAGGTATTGATCTACTTCTAGTTCTATTTCTTTCTATTGCAACATCTAAACTTGTATTAACAAATACCATATAACAATCGTATCCAATGTTTCTTAATAAATTATATTGTCTTTGTATAACTGAATAATCTCTTGCTGTACTATCTATAATCATACCTAATCTACCTTGTAAGTATTGATCTAATTGTTTACCTACAAATGCCTTTGCACCTTGTCTAATTCTATCTCTAAAATATTTTTCTTCATCTGGCATTTTTAATGATAGATTTGCTTTTCTTAAATCTCTTTCAAACTTAACATCTGAATTAACTAGTTTTAAACCTGTACCTGCAAACGCACTTGAAGTTACAAAAGTTTTACCTGACCCAGGTCCACCTGCAAGAAAAAATGCTTTGAATATACCAGGATCGTAAACACCTTCGTTAATGTATTCTCTAACTTCTTGTAAAGTTCTTTTCATTATCCTTTTACCCAATCTTTAGCAATCGTAAAGTTTGCTCTACTAAATTCTAATCTATCTACAAGTTTAACTGCACCTGCTTTTTTATCTACTGCAACAAATCCTTCTGGATTAGTTACTCTATAACCATTAGGTGTTCTAATAAAATGACCTATACTTTGTATTTGCGATAGTTTTTGTATTAAATAATTCTTTGCATTACCTAAACTTACGTGAGAAGCAATAGCAAAATATAATGCACTTCTATTTCTATCTATAAATTTTAAACCATCTGCTTTTGCTTTAATATATTTTTCTTTACCTCTAGCAGTTTTTCTATCAGAAATTTCTGCTGTTAAAATTTGATCGTAATACTCTCTAAACATATCTTGTAATACTTTAACTTTTGCCATAGAGTTACCTTTAGAAGATTTTATATAGTAATTAAAAAATGACTTTAATCTAAACCCTACTGATAAACTATCATTTGATTTCATAACATTTAATAATGGTGCCGCCTTTAGTAAAGAACCTTCTGCCATTCTTATTAGTCCATCAAATCTTGCTAACTCACTAGACGTAAATGTAGATGAACCAGACGTATCAGTATATCCTGCACTTGCTAAATAAACTGCTGTTGAACCTGTCTTACCACTAATACTTCCAAACCCTGCTGTTAGTGATGACATACTTTTGCCTGTGTAGTAAGTGTGAAATACAATACCTAATCTTGCTCTGCTAATTCTTCTTCCTAAACTAGAGTTTATTGGTACTGCATATGTGATAGTATTAGGTGTAAAGGTTATCATTTTTTGACCATCTATACCTGCAAGTTTAGTATCACCTTTTGTAAATAATAAATCGCCTTGATAGATACCATTGATACCTAGTCTTTTTAATTCTCTTAAACATACAAGTAATTTAGCAGCAACAGGACCACTATGATTTCTTGCAATATCGCCAGGTGTGTAATTGATTTTAGGTGTTTTGTTGAAGACTGATTTTGTGCCGACAAAAAATTTGCCGTTCTCAGGATTTTTACCTGCGATAATAGCAGGTGCGCCGTCCCACTTAACAGACATATTAACTCGTCCGCTTGAAGAACCTGCCAGCATATTTCTTACTGACTTTAAAAAACTTATTGCATTACGTCCACCATCTGAACCACGATTAATTATATCGTCTTCTAAATGTTCAAGGTGTGTATTCTTTTCTGTGGTAATAAAACCTTTAAAACTAAACATTTCTCTCCAATTTGTTCCATTAATATAATCACATTTTCCATATAAATCAATAATACTATTTATGTTATTTTTTTACTCCATTATACTGCAATTTTAACATATTAAATTTACCTAATTTACCTTTAGGTTTTTCAGGTCTAAACCCAGCATCCGATCTAATAGTCATTTTTAAAGTTAATTTTTTCTTATTACTCATTAAATCTATAAACCATTCTTGTACTGAAGACGTATTTAAGTATGCTTTAACTTTAGTTACTTTAGGTAAAAAATTAGGCAATGGATCACCTAGTTCTTTGTATGTATCTTTAATTGCTTTAACAACTATTAAAGGTACTTTTTGTGCTTTCTGTAATCTAAATTCTTTTGTAATCCATTCTTTTGTTGCTTTGACATTTTTATTTACCATCTTAGCAACCTCTTCTCTACAAACTTTATTCATTACACCATAACCTTGGTCAAACTTATTAAAATCTCTCTTAAAAAATGCTACTAAACTTAAAACCATATCTGGATTAGGTTTTGTTCTATCATTACTTTGCATATAATAATTGTTTTCATTTACCGTTTTAGGTACTTTAATTTTAGAATATACTTCATTCCACAATCTTCTTTTCAACTTATTTTCTGCTTGAGAGTCAAGTGCTTTATAATAAGGTTGTCTTAAAGTTGTTCCTACATAAGTGTTTAATTTAGGTTCCATAGATTTCTCTTTACCTGCTTTTAAACTAACTCCTGTAATCTCTCCATTCTTGTGCATAATGAATACATCACCTGAATGATTTTCAGGAACACCTTTAGGTTTTTTTCTATATCCCCATACAACATAACTAATAGGATTATCTGCGTGAGTATGAAATAGATAACAAGTAATAGCAAAAGCATTTTGCATTTTTTCATTAAACAATGTAGGATTAATCCTAGAAAATGCTAGAGAGATATTATCTTTGCCTGCTTTATTATCTTGTGCGTCTATGTATGCTTTGTTGTTTTTATTGTCGTAATCGTAAATGAAATCTTGTAGTTCTTTTACGTTGGTGGGTTTTTTGTTTTTAGTGTTGAACCACAATGCTGGAAACAGCTCCGTTATAGTTGCTGTTATAGTTGTTTGTGCTCCTCCTTGTAAATAATCTGCCATAGTTCTCTCTCTATAACATATTTATAAGGGAGTGTCAAGCCCTGGTCCAAAGAAATTGTGGTATTCCGCCGTTCATTTGCCAGACTCTATGTTTGTTTTGAAAGTCTGCGAGTTTTTGTGCGTCTTCTTCAAAAAAGTATTCTGCAACAGCATTGTTATTAGGTTTTTCTATAACTTGCCATATAAATTTACGACCTTTTTTCTTCATCTTAACTTTGTAAGATAGAGTATCATATTCTTTATCCGATTTAGGTTTTCTATCACCTCTATGAAATCTAACTCTTTGTTTTTTAGGCATATTATACTTTGAAATCTGAAAACTTATCGTAAGGGTCTTCTAATTTAAGTTCAGGTTCCTTTCCTTTATCTACTATGTTTTGTGCTGAGTTTTCAACATCATATAATTTCATTTTTGCCCTATCAACACCTATAATAAATGATCTATTAATACCTGGATCATTGTATCTATTCTTTAATTGTTTAACTTTCATTTGACCTAGTTGTTCTAGTTCCTCATTTGATTGTAAAGCAAACATAAAGTCAGCAGTTGCAGGTAAACCAAAAGACTCTGCCGTATCTTCTAAACCAATATCAGTTGATACATAACCAGTTCTAGTTGTTTGTGTTGCACTAAAGATTGGTACATTAAACTCAACAGCAAGACCTCTTAATTCTTCAGCAATTGCCTTGATAAAGAAATATGATCCTACATTACCACCTTTAAATCTAGCACTAGTACATATATTAAGATAATCTATAAAGACAACATCTGGTCTAAAACTTTTCTTTAATGATAGTTCATTAAACAATGCTCTAAAATGACCTGCGTGAGCAGACGCAGTTGGATATTCTTTGATAATTAATTTACCAGTTGATCTGTTTTTTACTTTTAATATTTTAGAATCATATAAGTCTTTTGGTAAATGATGTAAGTCATCCATAGATACATCTAATAAATTTGCGTCAATTCTTTCAGCAATTCTTTCTTCCGCCATTTCTAAAGTAATATACAATACATTTAAACCTTGTGCCAAATAAGCACTAGCACAATGACACATAAACAAAGACTTACCTACACCCGTACCTGCAAGAGCAATATTTAATGTTTTACTTGGTACACCGCCTTTTGTAATTCTGTTGAAGTAAGATAAATCAAATTGATACTTCTTCTCTTTTGTATGATAAAATTTAAATCTGTCGTCTGCGTCTTCTATATAATCGTGCCCTATATGTTTGTCAAAACTAACTGCTAATGCGTCTGCAAGAATACTAGGTATTGCCTCTTGTGTTCTCTTTTTATCTTTACCATCTAAAATTTTTATACCGTCTAATACTGCATTATGAACAGCACGATCTTTACAAAACTTTTCTGTTGTATCTAACAACCATTGTTGATCTATTTCTTCAGGATTTAATGAGTTGATTAACTCTTTTACTATTCTATTTTCTTCTTCGTTTATATCTTTACGATTGCCTAGTTCAATTAATATTGATTCTTTTGATGGCAGATTTTTATACTTCAATACAAAAGTATTAATCTCTTGGAATAAAATTTGTTCTTCTCTTTTAGGAAAAAAGATTTCGTTTATAAAAGGTAAAACTTTTCTAGTATAATCTTCATTGAATATAAGATTTCTTAATATTGTATATTCTATTCTTTCATTATTCATATACTACTTTACCACCTTGTATTTGTTTTTCTAATTGTTCTACTAGTATGTCACCAATATAATCTATAAACTCTTGTTTGTCAATGCTGGTTTCTTCGTGTGGATTAAATACAATATCATAATCAAATTTCATAGGTAAATTACCTTTGTCGTCTTCTTCTTTTGCAAAACCGACTTTACCGTATTTGTATATGACACCTTTGTACTTACCTTGTAATAACTTTATACAAGTAAAGTCATCACCTTCTCTTTGTACAAAAGCGTATTTGCTATTCTTCGTCTGATCCGTAGGTAAATTTTCTTTTGGCATATTCATCAATCTTATCTAATGTTTCCTTTGTATAATACTTCTCAGGATTCTCATTGATTGACTTACCAAATACTTTAGAACCATCAGGCATTTCGTATCTTGTAGATACTTTTTTAAATACACCTGCTTGTTCACCAAGTTCTAATAAACCATAATGTTTATCTAGTCCTTGTTTGTATGTAAGTCTTACATCTATTTGAGCATTTTCTTTTGTTATCCGTGATTTATAATTTTTACAATGAATGATATTACCAACTACTTCGGTACCGTCTTTTTCTTTTCTCTTACCTAGATAGATGATTGATGAGGCAGCGTATTTCAAACCTGAACCGCCACCCATTTCTTTTTGTGGGAACATAGAACCAATAACATCATAAGTGTGATTGGTCATAATCATAGGCACATTCGCCTTGCCTAGTTTGAGTGTTAAAACTCTAAATGTAGATTTGACTATTTGTGATCTAGTCATATCTCTTGTTTCTTTACCTTCTGCTGTATCTGTCATTTCTTTAGTTGTAGATAACATACCTAAACTATCTAATACAAACATTAAAGGTTTTCTTTTATCCTCTGGTTGTTCCAGATACTTGTCTAAAATTTTTATTGATTGTGTTCTAAATTCTTGTACGGTTGCAACAGGCACTACGACCATTCTAGTTGAGTCAACACCTCTACTCTCAATCATTGATTTTGAAATAGCACTTTCTGACTCAAAGTAAATAACTCCTGCGTCTTTATCTGTATCTAAAAAATGTTTACAGATACCTAATGCAAAGAAAGTTTTACCTGTAGCGGCCTCACCTGCAATAGCAGTTATTTTATTACCTGGCATACCACCATATATACTGCCTGATAGTAAAGCATTAAATGAATATGATCCTGTATCAATAAAACTTGTTACATCTGCCGAATCAACGCCTTCACTTACTAGTCCTGCGTATTCATTTCCTGTTTCTTTAATTATGTCTTTTAGAAAATTGTTCATATTCTTTCATCTCCTCATCATTATAAGATATTGTATACCATTTGATACCTAGATCATAACACACTTTCTTAATATTGTCAAGCTCCGTAGCAGGAAAACTATGTGTTAGGTAATTATTATATCCTTTAAATATTGTTATCATCATTTAATATATTTGGCACTTTGTCTATTGTATTTCTTGCTCTCAATACAACTTTTCTCGCTTTAGGTGAAATCCTCAATGGTTCATTTTCATTCCACAATCTATACTTCTCATTTTTAGGAACCCAATCACTAGGTGGTTCTTCAAATTCATCTGGTTTTATTTTGTTCCATAAGAGTTCTTTTATTTCATCTATGTGTACAGGACCAAAATCATTATATGCTCTACCTTCAAACTTTTCTGCCATCATAAAGATTTGTTCTTTATTATACTCAACTTTTCTTTGATAGTCCCAATACTCTTTTAGATTGTTGTAATCTGATTGTGTTATTGCCATCATAATATTTATGAAAAGAAACTATCAAGTGTTCCTTTCCTTGCTGTGCTAAATAAATCTACATTTTTATCTTTAGAAAAACACCATACATTTTCTATAAATGTTTTATTCATAAACTCTTGCTTATCTTTTTCTGTTTCAAATAGTTTATCTGATTTAGGTCTTTGCATAATTCTCATACCTATTTGACCTACAAAATTATCTTTTAACATATCAACAACTTCATCACAACTTCTATATCTTTTACCTTTTACTTGTGGATCCATAATATTAATTATAGTATGTTTTGATCTTTCAAAACATTTTTTAGATACAGGTAAAAAGAAATCATCACGCCATTTTTCATACTCATTAAATTTAAACCACGATTGATTTTCTTCTTTCTCACCACCTTTATTATATTCTTCAGTAGAAAAATATGGTGGACTTGTAAATGAACAATCAATATCTTTTATTTCATCCCAAGGTAAATCTTCAGCACCACAATTATATATTTTAACTTTTTTAGGTTTAGATAGAAAACTATTATATACTTCTATCTGTTTCATATATTGTTTATATGTATTAGGGTTAGGATCACATCCTATATATTCCTCAGCGTCTGAGGCAAAGAAACCAGCAAGTCTATCTCCCCATCCACAACTTGTATCTAAAACTCTTTTTGCATTGGTTAAATGGTAAATTGTTTTAGCAACATTAGGTTTAAATTGAGTTGCAATATATGTACCTAATCTAAATGCACTTAAATAACTTGCTTCAGATAGTTGACCACCTCTTAATTCTTCTTTACCGTCAACCATAACCTTCTTCATATTGTTGATACCTCGCCAGATAGGACCTAGACAACGCCATATATCTTTTGCAGTACCATTGTACCATACATCTAAAGGTGCTTTGAAACTATAACTAGAACAATTTAATCTTAATTCTTGGTGAAAATAATTAGATACATTATTATAAGTTGATGGTGCGTCTATAATACCTAGACCATAATCTTTATAATTATATTTGTAATCATTATATTTTTCCATAACATTATTGTCATTAAGTTTACAATACTTTGTAATATCTTGTTTTTGTAAATCATAAAAAGAGTTTCTTACATCATCTAAAGTTATTTTCTTTAGAGGAAATTTAGGTCTATTCTTCTCTATGTATTCTGCTAAGTCTAATCTAAATTGTTCTTTGCCAATATCATTTGTCATTCTCTCAAAAGAGAGTTGATCCATAATAGGCAATCCATTTTCGTCAGCGTAATTACTTAATGTCATATTCAAAGTTTTGTGTTTCATCATTTATATGTACTTGTTTAGCACCGTTCTTAATATGAAAGTGTGTTGCCATAGGTGTTAATGGTGATAGAGTTACAAGTCTTTCCATCTTACGTTTCTTTGCCCACTCACCTAATTTTTTTACTATCTCTTTACCTGCACCTCTTTTACGAGACCATACCGTATATGCAATGGCACATTTGCCATCTTTTACTCTGGACATATAATCCATTTCTCTAACCGTGTAAGGTACTTCAGGACAAAACGCAACGCAAATAATTGCTTCTATCTCATTTTCATATTTTAATCCAAAGATTTTTCTACCGTTTGTAATTCTAAAACCTAGAGTTAATTCAGGTCTAACAGGATCCTCAGATACATCTATGTTGTCAAGTTCTACTAACTCGGTACCTTTTACCCATTTAAAAAAATCGTTTACACTATCTTTTAATATCTTCATTGTTCCACTTTCGTAATAACCATACTATAAATGCGTATATCATTATAACATAAAATATTGCTAATGTCAATTCCACTTTGTTACCTCATTTCCAAAACTATCCCAACCTTCTTTTTGTTGTCTAGCAAACAATTCTATATAAGGTCCTTCTAGTAAATCTTCTATATGTTTATACATTATATCAGGTTTTCTACTATGTTCTCTACGTTGTTCTACTACTAATTGAGGTACTGATTTACTGATTCGTTTAGGTTTACCTTTTGTTGCAAGTAAACACATTTCAGGATTACCTCTAGTCCAGTATCCAAGACCTGTAAAGAAACCAGGTTTAGTTTTATTCGTCTTCGCCCAAGTAAATGCAACGGTCTTGTACTTGAAACCCCAAGCATTAATTACTTCAAATGCTTTGTCAAGTAAAGGATCAATAACCCACATTAATAATACTGAATTATCGTTTGCTATTTTATCAATAGGCATATTACATATATCTTTAAAATTCATAACACTATAATGTTTTTCAGGACTTCTATCTTTACCTTTATCTGAATAAGTTTTAAATGACCAAGGTGGGTCAGCATATATTACATTATATTTTTTATTAGTATCCATAACTCATCACAAAATATCTCATTAATAAACATATAATTATAAATCTAGGTATTGACCAGTCAGTTTTCATTGCTAAAAATCCACCTGTTGCAAATCCCCAATGTAAACTTATTGCAATTATCAATGTTACTTCTATTATATTCATTAAAAAAATGCCTCTAAACTTGCCTTTGGTTCAGGTGACCATCCTATAGGTTGTAATATAAATCTAATAGGATCAAGGAATGTTTTTTCAAATTGTAATTCATAATCAATATAATTTTTTAATTTAAATTCTTTAGGTAATTCAGATACATAACTAATTACATCAAACTTAAATGGATTTGCCTCTAGTAATTTAACAAATTTAATTTTATCACCTTCTTGTATCAAAGGATATTTCTTTTCTAATCCAAACTCTTTTATCTGATTATTATATATCAACGCACCTTTAACGTGAATAGGTGTACCTTTAATAAAGACACTACTACTACTATAATATTTTTTCATATTATTACAACTTCTAGGAAATGATACTGACTCAGCAGGTAGTTTTAAAAATTCTTCTTTAGTTTCTTTAACAAATTTATGTAAATCACTTTCTTGTTTAGACATTATAATTTTGATTGCCCCTTTAATTTTACCTCTACAATATTCAGGTGTTGATGATTTAACTGCCTCAATACCCATAATCTTTAATTTAGGTTCGTCAAATGTAATACCTTCTTCATCTAATACGTTTAACATATATCTTTTTTTAGCAGTCCATATACCTTTGTCAGCAATAATTTCTCGTTTCATTACCATTTTGTTTTCAAATGCGTTAGTATATTCTGCTAATTGTTTGAAACACTTATCTAGGAAAGGTTCTATTCTACTTTCAACAACTTTGTTTAGAAACTTTAATGTTTGATCTTTTGTTTTATCTTTACATACTTGTTCAACAAGTTTATCCATTGTAAGATAAATTGAATCTGTATCGGATGCTACAATATAATCTATCTTATCGTGTGTCTTTAATATCTTATTCATATATTCATTTACATTCTTCTCAATAAAACGAATAACAAATTGACCTGCAAGTGTGATTGCCATTGCCTGTCTTACATCATAATATCTAAAGTATTGATTGCCGATGGCACCGTAAGCACTATTCAATGCGATCTTCTTTGCCCATTGTATATTATGACAACGTGATATTTCATTTTGTAATTTAGGATCCTTTGATTTGTTGTATTCTTTTTTCGCCTCTAACATTTTTTTCTTATAATATACACGATCATTATACATCTTACTTAATACTTTAGGTAAAAAACCTTCACTATCAGTTTTGAATAATGCGCCATTGGGTGTTATCGTTGCACCTTCAGTTTTAAGATATGTTAGAGGCGTTGATTCATTCAACATTTTATTCACCGTAATACCATTTGATTTCATACCAATAATTTTTTCGGGAGAAATATTATACTGCATAATCAAATGTGGGTATAGTGAGTTAATGTCAAACGAAACAATCCAGTTGTGCATACCTACGAGTGGATCTTTTACATATGCACCAGGATACTTTTCATCTTTTATATTATCTTCTTTTGGTGGGATAACAATGTTATCTTTACGCAAGAAGTTATAGATTAATGTATCCCAAAATCTAACTTGTGAAAATACATCCTGATAATTAATCTTTGCCTCATAGGACATATTTAAGATTAATTCAATTAGTTTTAATTTGTCTTCTAGTTGGTCAACTATCTCAACATCTTTAATATTGTAATCTACAAACGATTGAAAGTCTTTTGTATACCATTCTCTAAATGTATCATAAGGGTTAGAGTCTTTTGCTAAATTCAATTCAACTTTACCTATATGATCTAACTTATAACTTTCTTGTCTTACTGGTATAAACTTTTTATATAAGTCAAGGTAATCTAGCATTGCAATACCATATAGATCATAATACAATTGCGATCTACCTCTTACCGTTATTTCTTCGGTGCCTACTAGATTCCAAGGCGATAATCTTCTTACAACTTTTTCATCTGTAAGTAATTTAATTCTATTACATAGATAAGGTAAATCAAAAAACTTTGTATTCCAACCTGTGATTACATCTGGATAGTTTTTCATCCAAAACTTCATAAACTCCATAATCAAAGACTTTTCGTTTCTACATTTTATATAAGTTACATCTGTTCTATCAGTTTTAAAATCACCTGTACCCCAAGTTATAATCTGTTTGTTAGATTGATTCTTAACCGTAATACAAAGTAATTCTTCTATTGGATTTTGTACATCTGGAAAACCGTTTTCAGCAGTACATTCTATATCAAGTGTGAATATTTTTATATGATCTTTTGACCATTGTATATCTTCAGAATAATTATCAGCAATATATTGATATTGATAACGATCCATACCAAAAATAGGTGCATTTTCTGTATTGTAATTTCTTTTAAAATCTCTTGCTTTTTTAATACTACCGAATTGAATTGGTTTTAAAGATTGACCTGTTAGTGTTTTAAATTCTGTTTGTTGTTGTGAGATAGCATAAAGAGTAGGACTATAATCAATCTTCTCTTTAAATTCTTGTCCTTCGTGTATACCTCTAACAAGAAGTTTGCCGTGATGTTCTATTACACTTTTATAAAAGTTCATTATCTCTTAATCTCACCGTTAAATTATCTAATTCTTTTGTCAATTGTATCTGACAACTTAATCTACTTACACCTGGAATATAACCTCTTTCATATTCTAATAATGATTGTTCTAAACCATTTTCTTTTATAGGAAGAATATGTGTCCAAGCATTACTTAAATGTATATGACAAGTAGCACACGCCATATTACCACCACAATCAGCAGGGATTTCTTTTAATTCTGCCTGTTTTGCTGCCTGCATTAAAGTGGTTCCTTCTTCTACTTCAACACAGACTTTATCATTATTTGTCCGTATAAAGTTTACCGTTATCACTTTTTTAATGTAGGTATATTTGTTTCCGTTATTAAACTTGATTTAGGTGTTAATATCTTACTTGTATTTTGTTCGTAAGATTTTAATATTTCGTCTTTAGGTTCTGTCATAAAAACAATCTTATCCTTGGACAAAGTAACCGTATCTTTTTTGCCATACGCATTATACAATGACATCATTAAAGATATTGGTTGTCCTGGTGCTGATTGTTGAGGTATGATTACGAAAGGATTTTTTAGACTATATCCTTGATCGTTCTCTCCGACTTTAGCAATTACATCTTCGCCAGTAGAGAGTCTTATTATTTTCACTTCTTGCATTATATTTCTCCTTATTAGTAATTATAATATATCACACATTGACGCCAATGTCAATGCTATTTCTTTTCAAATCCAACTTTGTCTTGTTTTCCTTCTTTTTCAATAGGTCTTAATCGTTTACTTAATACAAAAGTTCTATTAGGATTAACGGCAACATTCATCTGTCGCATTAAATCTCTATTAACTAATAAGTCTGAACCTGATCTAGGTCTACTATCTAATCCTACTTCTATATCTGGATATGTAAATCCATTAAATGTAAGTGCCATTTTTACGGTAGGTCTTGTTTCAGATGGTTCGTTAGTTGCATTTGATCTGAATACTTTACTTACACCAAATTTAGGTTTACTATAAACTTTACCATCGTATTTCCATTTTACAATTTTACCTTTTGATTCTATAATTTCATCTGCGTGTAAAGCACACGCTTGAGAACCATTACCTGTATCAAACTTAACTCTAACTTTTCCTATTTCATCTACGTCCATAGTTTCTAACCAACCACATTCTATAAGTGATTGTCTATCCCAATGAGTTCTATCTTCAATCCAATCAATTACATAAGACATCATAGTTTCACCATCTATTCTGCCTGATGGTTCTGGATCAGAATAATAATCTTTGTACTGATAACCTTCATAGTCAGCACCTGATCCTGGACTTCCGTTTATTTCTAATACGTATGGTTTATTTTTATAAACTATGTGATCTACGCCACACATATATGCTCTGGATAATCTAGCAGTTTTTAAAACTAATTCTATTTCTTCTTCACTTAACTTATATGGTTCTGCCTCAGCACCTCTATGTGTATTTGATCTAAAGTCATAACTACTATGAGTTCTTTTTGTACTTGCAAATATTTTATTATCTACTACAAAAGTTCTTACATCAAAATCAGTTTTCATATATTCTTGTATTAACATTTCTGCTTCTAGTTTCCACATTGCCTGAACGGTTGCAACAAGACCTTCATAACTTTCAACTTTGATTACACCGACACCTTGTGTACCTGTTAATGTTTTTAATATGACAGGAAACTTACCACCGATTTTATCTAATGCAGTTTTTAAATTCTTTTCGTTTGATACATACGCTGTTCTAGGTGTAGGTATACCAAACTTTTCAAATAATAATGCTGAAGTTAATTTGTTATCACAAGTAAGCATTGCCGCTCTTGTGTTTAACATAAATGATTGTGAGTTTTGAAAGGCAGATATTAAAGATAAACCACCTTCATCTTGTAAAGCACCACCTCTACAAATACAAACGGTATCTTTACCTATGAAAGTGTGTTTAGCACCTTCACCATCATAGTTATACACCGTTAACGTATTTTTATCTTCGTCTTTATCTGTTATGATTGAAGTTTTTGTATTTACTATAATACACTTTATGCCTTTTTTCTTACACGCTTTTGATATAAGATCAGCAGTTGTATTTTCTTTAGGGTCGTCTGAATCTGCTATTGTAATAATAGCAACCGTAATAGGTTTCTTCTTACGTTCTAAATCTTGTTCTACAAAAAATTCTTTAAACTTTGGTATTTGCATTTTCGCTATTCTCGGTTGTGACCTTTTTTCCTATGTTATATTTAGCAGATAAATTCCATTCTTTTTTCTCTTTGAATGGTAAAACTTTTATCTGACTTAAAGGTGCTTTATTATTCGCATCCTCTTTTTTAACTATATCAATTAGGTTCCAGTCTTGTAATAAAATAGCGATTGTGTTTCTTCTTTGTATATCATTTTCAACTAAAGTCGCCTTCTTGCCATCTAAAGCAAAAAGTTCTTTAAAATGTACGATATAGTATTTACCTTGTTTGTGTAATATATGACAAGATTGAAATAACGTCTTATCTTTTCTACTTGCCACACCAATTCTTGTAAGGGTTTCTCTAACTTTTAGGAAATCGTCAGGTTGTTTTATGGTGACCTCTAACATACTCTCTGGCGACCATTGTATTTCTTCACTCATTTTCTTCTCCCACCTTTATATAAGGTTTCTTTAATATGTTCAATTTGTTTCTTTGTGAGTATGTTCAAAGCCTCTCTTGCTTTTTCATTACTATAACCAAAATACTCTTTAATATACTCTATGTCTTTCAATTTGGATTGTTTTAACCATTTGCCACCAAACCGTTTTTTTCTTCTAACACTATTTAGTAAAAACTGAAATTGGACCTGATTGTCTAGGAAGTGATAACCGTTCATTTCATTTGCTTGTGGAAGAGTATCCCAAAACATAGATAAACAACGATTAATTATGTATGCTGGATATTTTTTTATCCAGGTTTCATCTGATTTCATCAAGTCTTGTTTAGACTCATTTATCGCTTTTAAGTAATCTTTTAATTCGTATGCCATTATTTGTTGCGTCTGTTGTGTCTGCCCATATACCAATCACCTGGTTCGTAATTGTATCGTTTACCGTGATGTCCTCTTATGTCAGCATACCACATTCGCAATTTGACTATGCAAGTTCGCCAAAATGTTCTTCGTGCCATTGTATCCTCGTTAATTATGTTATTTAAATTTGCAAGTCGCCATTATTTCAGTCAAACAAGCGACCATATTTATCTCCTGATCGGCGACAAAAGCGGATTTATATTGATATCCTGCTAATAAAAGTATTGCCTGAGGTACTGATTGAGGTTGTAGATAATCTTTTGATGAGTTATAGATCATTCTAAACAAGTCTGTTGGTTGTAAACTCAAATTGTTTACGACCCATTTTCTAGTTTCGTTAAAGTCTTTTTTCTTCAAAGACGCAAATAAACTCTTTATATCTGCTTCTTTTTGATTATAAAAGATTCCACTATCTATTTTACCATTTACTGAATATCTTTGTAGTTCATTAATAGTCTTTCTAAAGTCTGGATAATACTTCTGGATTAACTCGGCAAGTACCTTTTTATCATAAGGAACCTTGTTTTCATCAAGTATAACACCTAGTCTTTTAAGTAAAGCAGTTGCTGTCTTTACTTTTTGACCATTGACTATCTTAAAATCTATTTGAGTAAATCTACTTCTTAATGGTTCAATAAACTTATAAGGATAATTACAAGTTAATATAAATCTACAATTTTCAAAAAATGTTTCAATGAAATTACGTAAAGCAGGTTGTACTGACTCAGCATTCATATAGTCTGCCTCGTCAATTATGACTACTTTATGTTTAGATTCACTATTGAAAGATACGGTTGACGCAAAATTCTTAATCTTGTTTCTTAACGTATCAATTTGTCTACCTTCATCTGAACCATTGATTACTATATAATCAGCATTTAGTTGTTCACATATAGCACGAGCAACGGTAGTCTTACCTGTTCCTGCTGTACCTGACAACAACATATTAGGTATTTCTTTTTTCTTTAGAAATTCTAAAAATGTCTTTTTAGTCTGATCTGGTAAAATACAATCCTGTATTGTTCTAGGTCGGTATTGTTCAACCCATAAAAAATCTGCCATAGTCTAACTCCTTAAAATTCAGAGTCAGGTTCTAATGCGATCCAGTATTGTACAGGTTTGTTCCTGTTAACAAAATGACTTATCTTTTGTTGTGAGATTTCTACATCATAATCGTCACCAATAACTTTTAAGTTTTCTGCTTTAAAGTAAGCATTAAACTTCTTATCAGTTTCTCCTATGATTTCAGAATAGTCATTTGAAGATTTGTTTTTCTTATCAGTAGCAACTAACTTAATGTTTTTACCATCACCTACTACGGCAACATCTGGTAAATTCAATGTAGTAATTGCTCTTTGTAATCTAGCAAAATCATCTTTCTTTAAAGTAAAAGATACATACTGATCTGGCATATTGATTGCTTTTGTTGGTGCAACAATAACTGATTTATCAGCAAAGAAATATTTGATTGCTTGTTTATTATTTGCGGATGCTATAGTTACATTTGATCCACCATTAAATTTTAATGCAGGTTTTTCAAATAACTCAACTGCTCTTAAAAATTCTGGCAAGTCATATATAGCAAACTCACTATCAAACTTCTCCGTCACCTCTGCTTCTGCCAAGATGTTTTTCATTGTAGAGATAGTCTGAATCTTATTTCCAGGTTTAACTAGAATATTCTGGTTAATATCTGAAAAGTTTTTTAACACCGATAAAGTGTCTGTACTTATGTTCATAATATATTCACTCCTTCATAATTTATATAGTGTCAGTATATACTAAAAAGGCGAGGAAGTCAATGCTGCCTCGCCTCTGGTCTCTTAAACTACTTAATTTTAATAGTTCTAGCCTTCTTGTGATCTGGAATAACTCTTTCCATAGATACACATAAAAGACCATCTTTCAGTTCAGCACCTTTGATTTCTACCTCATCAGCGATTGTGAAAGACTTGGTAAACATACGTTTAGCAATACCCTTATGAAGTACACCGTCATTATCAGATACTTCTTTTTCATCTTCGTCCTTTACAGACTTGATTGTTAGGATGCTATTCTCAAACGATACATCTACATCTTTTTTACCATACCCTGCAAGTGCCACTTGTATATCATAAGTGTACTTACCTGTCTTAATTATGTTGTATGGTGGATAGTTAGGAACATTTATAGAATCATATTGATGATTAAACATTGACTCAAAGTGGTCAAATACATCATCAAATCCTACTGATAATGGTCTTAACTGATTAAAAATTGAAATTGCTTTATTGGTCATTTAAACCTCCTTTGTTAAGCGAGTTTCATTTTGTAGAACCCATTATGGCGTTCTACTAATATTTATATAATCATTATTATATAAATGTCAAGCCACTTTTTTGTTCACGCAGTAAGTGGCAAACCTGCGTTTTGCGACACCGACTAATTCCTTAATCGGGTTTCTGCGTGGGGACTTACGAATAGCCCCAACATTATATATTTATCTATCACCAACGCAAAACTTTCAAACTTAATATCCTCTTAATCGTTCTAATTTTTTCTTTAATTTTTTACAATTTGCTATATTTTCTTTTCTTTTTCTTCTCTTTTTAGCAGACGGTTTTTCGTAATATTGTCTTTGTCTTAATTCTTTTACTATGCCTTCCTTTTGTACTTTACGTTTTAAAACACGCATAGCCTGTTCAACATTTCCTCTTCTAACTTCTATCGTAATACTCAACTCTTACACCTCCCTTCATTTACCATTGAAATACATTCGCCATCATAATTAATATTAACATACCAGGTACTACTATACTCAACGGCCAGAAATCTAGTAATTCTTTCCAACCCATTTTATCTTGTTTACTTCTTTTTTTCACTTGTTTTTTTATCTCTCTCATTAAATTATTGATAGGTTCACCTTTTGCAAAATTTGGAAACCCTAATTCTTCACACATCATAACTTGATTATAAACTTGGTGTAATGTTTTCTTTTTTAGTTCTAGTGTTACCGTACCTTTTAGAGAGGCGACCGAAGTCGCCTCCTTTGGACTAACACTATGATTGATAGATTTAGATTGATTCAGAATCATCCTCCTCATCCGACTCACTATCGTTGTCTTCTATTTGTGATTCAAGTTCTGCCTTTTTCTGTTGATCTATAATTTGATCAGCAGAAGCACCAGCGTCAACTTTAGTATATAACTCCACAAAAGAATTTTTTGTATCATCATCAAATCTATTTGTACACATTTGAATTGCCTTCATCTTATTAGCAAAGATTGAATATGCCTGTGTAATATGTACAAGTCTTCTTGTAGATATAATTTCGTCAACACCACCATCAAAGTAGGTTTTTCTAATTACATCTGCCCAAGTAGTTAACTTGTCAATGAATTTAACATCTGATTTACCATAAGACTTTAAAGTATTATTTAAAATCTTTTTTTCTATAGCAACAGATGGATATTTCTGTTCAAAAGTTACTGGAAATCTTTCAAGGAATGCCTCGTTAAGAACATTAGTACCGATAAACTTACCGTCTTCGGATCCTTGACCTTTAGTATTTGCAGTAGCAATTACATTGAAACCAGATTTAGGTGTTACCCATTTGTTAATCTTCTTAACAAAGATACCTGAACCTTCAAGGACAGGTTGTAAACACATTATCTTATTACTTGCAAGGTCAATCTCGTCAAGTAAAAGAACAGCACCTCTCTCCATTGCCTCAATGATCGGACCATTAGACCAGACCGTTTGTCCGTCTTTAAGTCTGAAACCACCAAGCAAATCGTCCTCGTCTGTTTCAATTGTTATATTAACTCTAATTAATTCTCTTTTCAAATCAGCACACGCCTGAGTCACGGCAAGAGTTTTACCGTTACCAGAAAGACCTGTTATAAACACAGGATAAAATCTATTAGATTTAATAATTGATTTTACGTCTGGATAGTTACCAAAACTTACAAAGTTTTTATCCTTATTAGGAACAACATTGTCCGTTAGAGTAGAAACGATATAAGCCGCCTCTTTTTCAGTTGTAGGTTTTACAACTTTCTCCATAGTATTTGGTTTTTCCACATCTGTATCTGAACCAGATGGCATTTTGAATAGACCTTTTTTTAATTTAAGGTCTTTATTTGACACTAACCATTGTGGAAAAGAAACTTTGTGTTTCTTCTCAACCTTGACTAGTTGTGTTCTAGTGATTTCTTTTATATCACCAAACTCTTTATAGCATAGTTCTATAAAGTTTCTTTGTTTATCATTTAATAACATTTATTAGTCCTTTCTTTTATTAAATATACATATAGGCTATCATAATTCGACTCAAAAGTCAAGCAGTAATAACCCTTGTTTTTATTGATGTTTTGATCCATATTATGCAACCTTCTCAATAAACTTGTTTAAAAGCACTCTGGAAGTGATTCTTCCTTTCATACTCTTACTGAATAAAGATTTAATCTTACCAGTTTTCATAGTATCATTAATACCATCTAAATCAGTATTCTCAACTTTCATATCTTTAGCATTAACAATATAATAATCATCATAACCTTTTTGAGGTACAGCACATACCTTCTCTTTATTAAATTTACTTCTATTCTTTAAGTATATTTGATCTCTTTTAGCATAATCTCTTATGTGTTGAGGTCTGAAATACATATCAGTTTCCCACCTTCTTATTCTTTTAACTAGATAGAAACCGATAGTTGTAATATTGTGGTAATCTCTTAACATATTCAATAGAGTACCTGTTATACCAGTTGATCTATAACCATAAAATTCATCTTTAACGGAATGATATTTCTTTTTATATATCATAACATCTGTATTACCTTGATTTTCTGGATGTGTACCTATAAGTTGTTTTGACTCTGGATCAATTGCCATTGTTTCTGAACAACCATAGTTACCACCGCCATCAGTTAAAGTAATTAAATTCATTTTTTCAATTTTATATTTGTTTTTAAATAAAGGTACTAATTTTAACATAACAATTAATGCCTCATTTAAAGGTGTAGAACCTAGATAATACTCACTAGGTATATGTACTGAATCAGGTCTATCAAAAGCATACGGATCTCTATTACTTCTCCAACAATATCTATGTTCATAATACATTGCTAAGTGGTATAGATACATTAGAGATTCTTCTAATTTGTTTTTCTTTAACTTATGACTTGCAACATTAACTAATTTAATTCTATCAATACCCATATCGCCAGGTTTATATTTAAAATTTTTACTTCTTTTGTATGAATAGTCTTCATCTTTTTTATCCATTTCACTACTAAAGAAATATAACTCAAAAGGTATATTTGTTTTTTGACAAAATGATACTAACTGAATTGTTTGTTGTACCGTTTTAAAAATGGTATCACTCATACTACCTGACCAATCTAACAACATCATCATACCGTGGTTTTTAGCGTCTGGTAATATAGT